AAAGTAGATGGTTATAAGCAGATAGATTGGCAACTTAAGTACATAGAGAAGCGTTATTCTAATCCTTGTAATGCATTAGCACATCATAAGATTAAGGGTTGGTATTGAGTCGTAAAGCAATAAGCACAGGTAAGTGGAAAAAGCTACGCATTACGATACTTGACCGTGATGGTTGGCAGTGTGCTACTTGTGGTGGGCCTGCGCATACGGTAGATCACATCATTCCACGTGTAAAAGGTGGTGACATGTGGGCACCTGATAACTTGCAGTCTATGTGTAAATCATGTAACAGCTCTAAAGGTGGCCGTTTTTTTAGCCACAAGGCGACCCCCCCTGTCTTTTCACAACGTTCTCTCCCTGAGACAGTCCGAACAGTGCCAGACTCACCATTTATTAAACCTGATACGCTTGACTTCGATGCAAAGTGATACCGAACTAAAACAGACGCCACGAGGGGTCGGGCTAATTGGCAGCACTGAGCCTAGAATTCACACGCCTTTATTAAAAGGTGCTAGCAAAGCACAAGAGGTAGCCGATTTAGCTGAGAAAATTGGCTTGCCGCTTATACCCTGGCAACGCTGGGTCTTAGATGATCTACTAGCTGTAGATGATGCTGGTCTATGGCGTAAAAAAACAGCATTATTGCTAGTCGCACGTCAAAATGGTAAGACTCATTTGGCTCGCATGCTTATTCTTTCACATTTATTCTTATGGAAATCTAAGAACGTTTTAGGTATGTCCTCCAACCGTAATATGGCATTAGATACGTTTAGGCAAGTTGCATACACAATACAAGATAACGAATTTCTACTAAAAGAAGTTAGACAGATACGCCTTGCTAATGGTCAAGAATCAATCACATTAAAAAATGGCGCACGTTATGAAATAGCAGCGGCCACTAGGGATGCGCCTCGAGGTAAGTCGGTCGATGGATTATTGTATATTGATGAGTTACGTGAATGGACACCAGAAGCTTATACAGCTGCATTACCAGTAACACGCGCTGGGCCTAATGCCATGACTTTAATGACAAGTAACGCAGGTGATGGATTTAGTACGGTGCTTAACGATTTAGTAGAGCGTTGCAAATCTTATCCGCCGGACAATCTAGGTTATTATGAATACAGCGCACCACAGCATTGTAAAGTCCATGATCGCAAAGCATGGGCTATGGCTAATCCAGCATTAGGGCATTTAATAACCGAAGAGACATTAGAAGAATCTGTAAACACAAACAGCATAGAAGCTACACGTACTGAAATGTTATGCCAGTGGGTAGATAGCGCAGTAAGTCCTTGGGTCTATGGCAGTATAGAAGCATGCAGTGACAGCACATTAGAGATACCTGTCGGGCCTATGACTATAATGGCCTTTGATATTGCACCTACAAGAAGATCAGGTGCTTTAATTATGGGTCAAATGAAAGACGGCAAAATAGCCGTAGGACTCGCACAGCTTTGGCATAGTGATATTGCAATAGATGAGATAAAAATGTCTAGCGATATAAATGAGTGGGCTAAGAAGTATCACCCACATATAATTTGCTTTGACAAGTATGCAACGCAATCAATAGCAACACGATTAGAGCAAAGCGGATGGCGCATGCAAGATGTCTCAGGTCAGGCGTTCTACCAGGCATGCTCGGATCTATCAGATGCTATGGCTAATGGCAGAATGGTGCATAGTGGTCAGGCCGACCTAGTACAGCATCTAAATAACTGTGCTGCTAAGACTAGCGATGCAGGTTGGCGAATTATTAGGCGTAAATCTGCAGGCGACGTTACAGCTGCAATATCCCTAGCCATGGTCGTAAGCCAGTTGACACGCCCACAACAAACCGCGCAAATCTTTGTCTAATTTGCACTATTAGTACGTTTTATGCTATAAAGTATACATATGGGTCTATTGTCTGCTTTAGGTATAAATAATAAAAAAGAAAATCTACAAGCGCAATACGCCCCTGCCGTTATGGGCGACAGTCTAATTGGTTTTGGATATAACACATTTGGTGCAGGTCCTATGGATCGCACACTTGCAACACAAGTACCAGCTGTTAATAGATGCGCTAATTTAATTAAAGGTGTTATAGGATATTTACCATTAGAGCTGTATAGAAAATCTACAGGCGAAGAATTAGCAAAGCCACTCTGGTGCGAGCAGCCAGATATTCGACAGCCACGATCCGTCACTATCTCGTGGACTGTCGATAGTCTTATATTTTACGGTGTTGCATATTGGCGTGTTACAGAAGTATATGCAGATGATTTAAGACCATCACGGTTTGAGTGGATTAACAACACACGAGTAGTTGCACAATTAAATCCATTAGGTACAGAAGTTTTGTATTACACAGTAGATAACGAAAAAGTACCAATGGTAGGTATTGGTTCATTAGTTACATTCCAAGGATTAACACAAGGTGTATTACAAACTGCAGGGCGCACAATACAAGCTGCATTAGATATTGAAAAGGCTACAGCCGTAGCAGCACAAACACCTATGGCAACAGGATTTTTAAAAAATACTGGCGCAGATATGCCAGAGTCACAAGTACAAGGATTATTAGCAGCTTGGAAGCAAGCACGTCAAAATAGAAGCACAGCATATTTGACTAGCACATTATCTTATGAGGCTGTTGGTTTTTCACCCAAAGATATGACCTATAATGAAAGTTCACAATATCTAGCGACACAAATTGCACGTGCTATGAATGTACCTGCATATTACATATCTGCAGACATGAACAACAGCATGACTTACCAAAACATTATCGATGGTCGCAAAGAGTTCGTAGCATATTCACTACAACCTTATATCTGTGCTATCGAAGACAGATTAAGCATGAACGATATAACGGCTAACGGCCACACTGTGCGTTTTAACATCTCAGAGACTTTCTTACGATCAGATGATAAGGCAAGACTAGAGACAATAGAGAAAATGCTAGCCCTTGGACTTATTGATATAGATGATGCAAAGGAAATGGAAGACCTAACACCTAACGGAAATCAAAGCGGCGATGCTGAGTACATCAACAGCGCAAAAGGAGAAAATGCATGAGTGATATACAACAAGCCAATATACCTGCTAGCACGGTAACGCTACTAGCGTCAGCTGCTCGCACTGAAACAGTTACCGGCACAGCCGTTAAAGGACTATCTGCAGCAAGACTATTAGTAATGCAATTAAACGTTACAGCAGCTAGCGGCACTTTACCTACATTAGATGTGGTAGTGCAAGACACAGTAGATGGCACTAACTGGAATACTATTGCTACATTTACACAAGCAACAGGTGTTACACGAGAAGTAATTAGATTAACTACTGCATTTACCGATCAATTAAGAGTAGTCGGCACAATTGGTGGCACTACCCCATCATTCACGTTTGCAGTTCTAACATGGGCGGATTCAAATTGATTCTTACATTTAGCAGTCAAATAGAAAGCTCAGACAATGAGCGCAGAGTTATTGCAGGCAAAATTGTGCCGTTTGAAACACCTGGTAATACCAGTGTTGGTAAAGTGGTATTTGCTAAAGGGTCAATAGACGTAGGTGACCCAGGCAAGATTAAGATGCTTATGCAACACCGTAACGATAAGCCTATTGGCCGTATGCAAAGGTTTAATGAAGAGCAAGACGGTATCTATGCTAGTTTTAAGATCAGCGCAAGCATGCAAGGATCAGATGCGTTAATGCTTGCATCAGAGCAGTTAATAGATGGCCTATCTGTAGGCGTAGATGTAATCAAATCATCACAGAAAAAAGATTATATTTATGTAACTAAGGCGCAATTAAAAGAAGTTAGCTTAGTTGAATCACCAGCATTTACAGAAGCACAAGTAACTAAAGTTGCCGCTAGCGAAGGCGAAGCGGATGCAACAATCCAACCAACTACGGAAAGTGAGGCACAAGTGGACAACACCACCGAGCCAACAGCAGTACCAGTGGTAGAGGTTGCTCCAGTAGAGGCTGCACGCCCAACAATCAGTGCATCATTCTATACAGAGCCTCGCTCACCAATCAGAACACAAGCTCATATGCTAGAACACAGCATCAAAGCACAATTAGGTAACCATGAGTCAGCAACATGGGTAATGAAAGCAGAAGCAGACGTTGCTAAATACTTAACTGCAGCAGATGATTCATTCACTACCAACCCAGCATTCAGTCCAACACAATTCGTACCTACTGTAGTAGATACGCTTATTGGCGCACGCCCAGCTATTGATGCAATCGGATCACGTGCATTACCAGCTGCAGGTATGACAATCTCAGTACCTAAGATCACTACTTCAGGTACAGTTGCAGAAACTGCAGAAGCAGCAGCACCTTCAGAGACAGGTATCGTATCTTCATACGTAAACCTAACTGTTAAGAAGTATGCTGGACTACAACGCTACAGCTTAGAAATCTTAGAGCGCAGCTCACCAGAGTTCTTTGCAGCCATGCTTGATAACATGACACGTGCTTATAACAAAGCAACAGATGCAGCAGTTATTGCAGCACTAACAGCAGGCGGTACACAAGCTACAGGAGTAGCAGCAGATTCAGCAGGAATTATTTCCTACGTATCTACACAAGCACCAGCTGCATACCTTGCAACAGGTGAATTAGCAACACGTTACATCGCTGGTACATCACAGTGGTCATTACTATTAGGCGCAACAGATACAACTGGTCGCCCAATTTACAACGCTGCTAATCCAATGAACAATGCAGGATCCTCTGTACCAACATCACTACGTGGTAACGTATTAGGTCTAGATCTATACGTAGATCCAAACGCAGTGTCAACAACTATCGATGAGTCTGCATTTATTGTAGTTCCATCTTCAGTATCAATTTACGAGTCACCAATTCTAAGACTATCTGTAAATCAGCCAGCAACTGGCGAGATCGAAACAGCACTATATGGCTACATGGCCGTTGGTGTATTAGTCGCTGGTGGAGTTCGTCGCTTTAACCTAAGCTAATAACTTAGTAATTTAATAATCCCTAGGGTTTAGTAGCCCTAGCCCTAGGGAGCTTTTTAAGAGAGGACACTATGGCCGCTGCGATGGTAACAATGGCAGAGTTACGCAGTAATTTAGGTATTGGCACTTTATACAGTGACGCTACAGTGGAAGAGTGCTGCCAATCGGCAGAAGATTTAATACAGGGTTATTTATGGCATAACGATGCCCCAGTAGTAGCTTCATCTATTAGCAATAACGTAGCAACTTTAGTATTATCAAATCCTGGCATATTTACTACAGGTCAATCAATAACAGTGTCTAATTGTGGTGCAACGTATAACGGCACATACACATTAACAGGATCATTTCCAGGTACTACAGTGCCCGCTTCAATCGGCACAATGTTTTGGAGTACATACGCACTTAGTTCATACCCTAACGGCTACAGCTTTATTCAATACGCAAAGACAGCTGCGGATGATAACTTTCATTTCGTTAAACCATACGGCCGAGCCCTTGGCCCAGAGCATAAAGCACAGGCTTACACTGCGACCCCTGCCATAAGAGAGGCTGCGATGATCGTA